TACTGGGCCATCACCCCAATTGCCGATAACTATTTTCCCGCCACCAGCCATATTGACAGTCATCCCAACCTCACTGATCTCAATTGTTCCGCTCATGGGTTACTCCAAAAAAAGCCCGGCTTACCGGGCCTGATTGGTTAGCTGACCGTGACAGTACACGCAGCCGAGGTGATGGTTTTGCCCGCGGCGTCGGTGACTTCACAGGTGTAAACGCCAGCATCACCGGATGCGACAGACGAAATGTTGAACGTCGATGCGGTTTTGCCCGGAATAGCGGTGCTGCCTTTCTTCCAAACGTAGGTGTAAGGTGCTGAGCCGCCCTTCATTACCACTGCCAGATCCAGCGCTGCGCCTGTGGCAACGGACTTGGTTGACGGCAGGTCGGTCAGGAACGCCAGCGGCGTCACGGATGAATCGGCGATCGGGTAAATCTGCATGTCCGATTCGAAGTTCATACGCGCTTCGTTGCTCTCAACGGCGTTGATTTCCGTGCGCGGTACGCGCTGGAACGATACTTTGGCTGAGTAGAAACGATCGGCTTTGCCGCGTGGGTTATGGAACCAGACCGCCGTTGTGTCGCTGGAGTCATCCAGGTCAATGAGGCGTTTGTAGATCGCCAGTTGAGGGTCATGTGCAAAGGTGTAAACCTGAACCACCGCGTTTTTAAATGTTGGGATGGTTCGCGCTTTGTCATCTTCCAGGAACTGCACGCTGATGGTCTGCTGGTCACCACCTTCAGTTGATAGTGTCATCACCTGAGGCATGGTGATCCATGAGTCGATTTTGCGCAGCGTGCCCGCGCCAGTGCCTGCCGGGAATTTGGTGGTGTCGGTAGTATCGAATGCTTCCAGCACGATTTTATTACTGGTCACCGATTTTACGCGCAGCACCATGTTATCGAGCTTTAACCAGCCGGAACTCACCTGAACTACGTCACCGGCCAGAATGCCGGAGGCCGATGCAACGGTCAGTTCGCATTCCGTCGCGTTAGAGGCTGCGGTAAAGGTGATTGGGGCTTGATAGGCCTTGGCCACGTTCACACGCGAGCCGTTAGGGATTGCGAATGCCATAGCACTCTCCTGAATTTAGCTAATAAAAAACCCGCCATCTGGCGGGTCAGTAGTCAGAGCGGTACTGCATGCTGACGGGAATGGTGTAGGTTATGGAGCCACTGGACCCGTTTGGCGCCGAGGTTGGCCGGTCCTGGATGGGTTGTCTCACCTGCGGCGGCCCATTGATATAAACAGTCAGGTCACCATCCACCAGCGGAATCCCTTCGGGAAAAGCATCTGCGACAGACTTTGCCAGCCCCCTTGCCAGCGTCACCCCGCCGCCTGCCGGCGCGATGATGTTGAGCTGGAGAATGCCCTGATATGTACGCAACTGACCTTCCAGATCCTGCCCCACGGTTTGCGCCGGAAGAACGTAAACACGCCCGTACGGCGCATTATCCGGTGGAGTAAACGCGATGTTCGGCCAGGCCACCGGCAGCCCGAGCGAGGAGCAGATAACCGCGACGCGACCTTCCAGCAGGCCAGCGATACGCATTGACTGATCACCGGCCATTGCGCACCTCGCTCATTGCCTCACGGAACAGCTGCGCCGCGTCGATAGCTGTAATGCCCACCATCCCGCCCGGCGCTTGGGTGGAATGACCGTTTTCCAGCGCTGCCGCATATGGCAGGTTATTGGTGAAGTAAATCGAGCTGACCTGGCCTACCCGGAACACCTCGAGCACCGCCAGGCCGCGAGAGTTGGCCCCCTGGCCGGAAGCGTCCGGAGTTTCGTTGCTCTCCGTTGGTTGGCTATCGAACCCCACATACCAGTTGTTCTTGAAGCGCCCGCCGACATAGCCGTCGGGCTTTTTGATGTCCATCGAGTCGTTCACTCGCAGCCCGCGCTTAAGGCGCCCTGACTTGGTCAGGTTGGCCGGGTCATCACGCAGCGCAGCATTGTGGTCTCGTACGGCATCGTTATAGGTTGATGCCGTCTGGTTTACCTGCCAGACATTAGGGTTGCCAATTGGAGATATTTCGACCAAGCGCCCGAGGATTTTGATACCCGTTCGGCGCACCACCTCGTCCATCTCCTGCTTAGAGCTATCCACGAATAACTGAATGGCAGCCAGGAACGGCTGATTAGCTGTGCTAGCCATACTCACGCCCTCAGTTGGATGTTGTAGGAGATAAGCATATCTGCAGGCTTAACCGGATTCGGCTGTACCACGCGCCACTTTTGGCCGTCGATATCAATGATGTCACCGATGCGCACCTCAGTTTCAAACGTGGCCGCCAGCTTCTTATCGCCTGTAGCAATCAGAGAGCCGTCGATTTCACGAGTGGAGTATTCAGTGATAACGCCGGTAACGGTCGCGATAACAGGCTCGGTGGTAATCTCTTTCCCGTACTGATCGCGGGTGGTGGTTCCGCCGCGAGTCAGTTGGTAGGCTTTGCCGTTCTCCGTCAGCAGCCGCGTTGCCGTGGCACGCATGCGGCGATAGTCGATTGCCATGCTACCCCCTTTCGATCCGGACCTGGTTGCCGCCCACCACAAGCCCGCGCAGCGAGGAATAGAACCAGGGGAATGAAGGAGTGGCCTTATTCGTTCCCGGCTCGTACTGCACAGAGACGGCCCCCTGTACGCTCTCAGCTATGACCGCGCCGCCACCGGAGACCGACGGCGTGAGGTCAATCTCCTGCGATTCGATAGCCAGGCGGCACTGTGCGTCAACGAGGCGCTGCGGGATGGTGTCATCCGGCAGGTCAATGCCATCAAAGCGCACGCCGGAGCGCGGCCACGACAGCGGCTGAGATGTGCTGAAGCGCTGACCGCACCAGGCCTTCCCTTCCAGAAAGTCCATCGCCTGCATCAACAACATGCCGCACTCGTCGTCATCGGCAGGCACGGTGTAGCCGCGCCCCGCCGCGAACGCACGCAGGTCAGCAACGCTGGCGTAAGTGTTGAAGCCCGGTGAATGTGGATCGGCAACCAGCATGGCTATCCCTCCAGACGCCAGTCCAGCGCCAGCCAGTTATCCACTTCGTCAGGGTGAACCTCAGCGCTCAGCGGGCCACCGGGGAACTCTGGGGTATCTCGCACCATGACCACCAGCTCAATACCTGGCTGTTCCTGCTGCTGTTCCTGCTGGGCAGGAGTTTGCTCAGCAAGCTTTTCCGCTTCACGCTGAGCGCGCTGCTCTTTGGTTAATCCGGCCATTGGGCCTCCTGAAAAACAAAGGGGCCGAAGCCCCCTGGGTTAACCCATGATGATGGCGGAATGACGTGGCGCCACAGCAGCCACACCCCATGCCAGACCAACTTCATAACGCACCTGACGGTACTGGCGGTACAGCGCCACCTGGAAGGTGATGCCAGATACCGGGTCGGTCACATTCATGACGTCATCAGCAGTATCGCCACCTTCAGGCATCGCCGGGGTACGGCTGGCCAGCAGGAATGCCCCGCGGTCAAACGCCATGTTCGGTACGAATTCGCTCAACACGGTGACATCAGCCTGATCTGCCAGATCCTGACGGAGGCCCGGCGCGCTAATAGTGATAGTGGAAGACGTAGCCGCAACGACCAGATACTGGTTGTCATCACCGGCGAACTTCACCGCAGTACCAGCAGCAATACCGCCGGTGCCGGCAGAGATAGCGATGATGATATCGCCCTCTTTCTTCGCGCCATTGACCTTATAGCCAGCAGCAGCGCTTTTCGCGGTGCGCTTGATGCTGAAGGATTCGTGGAGGTTGAAGCCCATGATGCGACCGATAACACCTTCACGCAGCAGCTGGTCGGTTCCCGCTTCGTTCGCTTTGAAGAGGACAGCCTGCTTACCACGGATGGATGCCATCGCTTCGCCACCCAGCACCATACGCAAATCGGTAGTCGGCGCACCGTTATCGGTCAGGATTTGACGCGCCAACGCAGCATCAGTCAGATCGTCTTTGATGCTGAACGGGGTATTCTTCGGCGCGCCAACAGCGCGGGAGGAGTTGAGGTACAGCGCAGCGAGGTCTGCATCCACTTCGTTCGCCAGAGCGCGGAAAGCCTGCTTGAACTGGTCAGCCAGGATGGTGTTGTAGGTACCAGCCGGGCCCAGAGCCAATTGCTCTTCACCATTCCATTTCACCGGGGCCATTTTGGATTTGGTGATTTTGACATCCACACCACCGATGGTCTGGTCGCCAGAATTAGGCGCTGAAGGACCAGGGACAATATCTTCAGTGGTTGCTGCAGGTGCGACTGGCGCACGTACGGTCTGGTCTTTTGCTGCAGCATCCGCTTTCGCGTCGCGCGCCACCGCAGGAATAAAACCAGTTTGCTCGCGGGACACTACGTCCAGCGCGGTATAGATGGTCGGGATCAGACCAGTTAAAGTATTCATAAGATATTTTCCATGAAAATTAATGAGATATGTATTGCTCTTTCCAGAGCTTGCGCTGCACCCCATCCGAGGATAAGCTAGGGATTAAACTAGTTATTAATGGTATTCAAAAATGAAAAAATGCTTGATTGATGGTTGCGATCGGGACGCAAGCTCCAAATCTCACGGTCGTAATGGATATTGTTCTGCGCATTACCAGCGTATGCGCATTCATGGCAACGCCCTTGCTTACAAAAAAATTTCAAAACCTTTTGAGTTCAAAAAATGCCTCGTAAGTGATTGTGAGCGGAGCGCCAATCGCGTCAATGGTGGCAAGTGCGGCTACTGCTCAATGCACTACCAGAGATTTAAACGATTTGGTGATCCTCTCGAGATCAGGTCAGTGCCATCACCCGCTAAGGATTTCATCGAGCAGTACAAGCTCTATGCTGAGGATGACTGTCTAATATGGCCGTTTCATCGCAATAAAAAGGATGGATATGGCCGCATTCATGAGGCGGGCACTGAAAAACTGCTAACCGCATCAAGGGCAATGTGTATTGCCGCTCATGGAGAACCGCCAACGGATCGACATGAATCAGCACACACATGCGGAAAAGGTCATGATGGCTGCGTTAATCCAAAACATCTTTATTGGGCAACGCCAGAGGAAAACCAGGGTGACCGAGTTATTCACGGGACATCAAACCGTGGAGAGGCGCAATGGAACCACAAGCTTATGGTTGATCAGGTGCGAGAGATAAGACTCATGCTCAACAGCCACACACAGCGCCAACTGGCTGATGCCTATGGCGTATCAGCAAGAACCATCCACAACATCAAAACCCGAAAAACATGGGCTTGGCTCGATTAATCGACGATGCTGACGCCATCTTTCAGCGCTGCTTGCTTGCCAGCGTTATCCAGGGAATCAAACGCACCGCGTTTCATGGTTTTTTGCCCGGCCTGGTGCTGCGACTGGTGAGAACCGCCGCCGCTATTACCGGACGCTTTGAGGATGTAATCTTTCTGCGGATGCGACTCGACCAGAGACTCCAGGGCCTCATCAAAGCTGGCTAACTCGCCGGGCTTGGTGCGAGAGAACACCTTATTGCCCTGGCCGTCGTAGGCCACAACCTTCCCTTCTTCGATTTTGAAGTTCTGACCGAAGTAGGAACGCACGAACTCAGTCGGGATCGCCATCTTCTCGGAAATGAACTTAGAGCCACCGAAGCGGCCGCCGATCATCTCGTCGTAGAGTTGAGTTTCCAGCTGCTTGGTCTTGCCGTTCGCCTCGTCCAGCTGCTGTTGGAAAACTTTGGTGATCTCCGCCTTTACCTGGTCAACGGCACCAGCATCGATCAGTTTTTTCTGGTCGATTTTGGTCATCATCTCCAGGGCTTCGAGCGCCTTGGCCGGGTCGGTGATGCCAGAGAATTTCGCGAGATTGGCTTCCGCCGCTTCCTTCGCTTCGCGGTGCGTTTTCGCCTCACCATTCAGGGAGGTGATTTTGGTCATCGCTGCGACCGCATCGAACGGGATCTCTTTGCCATCATCATGGATGTACACGGGCATACCGTTTTCAACGACCACATTTCCGTTAGCATCAAGTTTCAGTTTCATTGTTTTTGCTCCAGCCTTCCGGCCATACGTAAAGGGTCATCCGACCCGGGCACCGCGTCGCATCCGCTCAGCGGCAGGCATAAAAAAAGCCGCCCTGAGGCAGCCTGTTAGATAAATTCGATTGTAATTTCGCCGCGTAGCTTGCGGGAGTAAACCTCACTCCGCTTTCGTTTATGGATCCGTAACGGGTGTGGATGAATGCATGCGACACCTCGCTTAACGTCCGCCCAAACGCAGCTCTTTACCTCATTGCCATTTACAAACACCCTTCGTCTGCCACGGCCATCGCCCACGCAGTGAAAATCATCATTACGCATACCCTATCCCTCAAATGCCGACGCATCCACGCGGCGCAGTTCGTCCAGAGTCATGAATTCCCCGGCATCGTTGAACATCTCCGGTACGGTGATTTTGCCGTCACGGAGCATCTGCGCGCGAGTAACTCCCAGCACCTGCTCCTGCCGCGCGTAAGGCTGCCTGACGAGCCATTCGGCATAGCTGGTATGCGATGGCACCTGTCCATCCATCGAAGCGCGTGTGGCGCTGCTCAGTTCGCCAGAGGATATCTGCATCTCTTCCCACGATTTGGTAATCAGGATTTCACCGGAGCGGCAGCAAAAGTGGATTTTGCCGGGTCCGCGCAGATACGGAATTTCATGCCCCAGCGGCTTGCCGTCGAGCGTGTAAAGCTTTCGGTCGCGGATAATGCACCACTGGCTGGTATGAGTGTCCAGCGTTGAGGACCACTGTTTGGCCTTTACGATATCGCTGTTGCCCTGTGCGAACTCCTGACGCGCAGTAGCGGCCATGTGATTTACAGCCGTGCGGGCCACCACCGCCAGGTCGCGACGGGAGGCGTTAATCACCCCATCTTCACGATTGAGTTTCGGCGTTCCGGCAACGCGTTTAACGATCTGATCTACCGTTTCACCCTGAAGGAAACCGGTGCGCACAGCGTTGGTGATTTTATCCAGCCGATCCGTTTCAAGCTTCTGGCCCCACTCCTTCAGCAAGCGCCCCTGGAATGGCTGAGCCACTGCTGAGGCGTAAACCTGCTCAGGCGCGATGCTCTGGAGCGGTACATGCCTGAGGATCTGCTTCGGAATGATGCTGCTGAAAAGGTCAAACTGATAACCGACCTCATATTCAACGTAGCGCGTCAGCTCGCGCGCCAGCGTAGCGTTAACCGGTTCATAAGCCTGTTGGTTGAGGTCGCGCACACCAGCCAGCAGTGATGCCAGGCGTCGGGCGCTGTAGGTATCAGCACGTTTGCCGTCCAGCAGCACCATCAGCCTGGCCGCCAGGTCTGCGTCCATCTTACTGAGTAACGCTACCATGCGCCGGGCGACGCCGGTGCCGTATCGGGTCACATAAAGCCAGTGCGCTATGGTTTCGTCCTGAAGCCTGTCATTGACGGAACTGGCCATATCACACCTCGTCCGGCGGCAGCTCTGTCAGCGAGGCCGATTCAGCCAGCAACTCGTTCAATACCTTGTCAGGGTCTGCATCGGCATCAATCAGACTGAGCTTTTGCAGCGCCTTAATGGCATCGATACGGCGGAGGTCGCCACCCTGGCGAAGTGACTGAATAGCCAGCGCCGCAGGCGGGTTAAACTCTTTCGACTCGACATCCAGCTCGGTGCGCACGTCAACGTTGCCGCCTTCCGCTTCACCGATGTAATCAGCCATGATTTGCAGGATATTGTCGATCGCATCTTCCAGGCTTGTCGCCATGGTGTAGAGCGGTGACTGCTCCTGCATTTTCTCTTCAGAGGTCTGGTCTACCGATTTAGTTGAGGTGTTTTCGGTGCGCAGCAGCTTCGCACCCGCCTGTCGCATCTGCTCCACCAGCTCTGCCAGCGACTCTTTGCCGGCACCGATGGAGGAACCGGTGTGCTCGACGTATTCCAGGCCCTGCCTTTGCCGATCGGAGAATGAAGTGGCAGAGGATGAGCCAATCACAAGTTCTTGCCCCTCCTCCAGCCCGAACACCGTGAGCAACGGCACTCTGGCGACGTGCAGGATGTTGTCCTGCTCGCTTTGACTCTGCCAGTGCTTGATATTCAGCAGAGCCATGTTGAGAAGCGGTGGTGAACCACACATAAACCCGGTGCGTTTGGTGTAGAGCGTGACCAGAGTGATATCCTGGCGGGATGTCTGCCACCCATCGAATAGCGCCCAGGTCGCGGCACCGTCAGCATCTTTAGCCTTGCGGTAAATTTCCACCTTTCCGGGTGTCAGGTATCGGATTTGCTCGACTTTGGTCTGGCCGAAGTCGTCGCCGTCTTCGACCACAACCTCTTTGATACGCAGCGCAGTCAACACCACTTTGCCGTCCACCATTTTCGACTTCCAGCCAATTACCTGGCGTGGATTGAGCATGGTGACATAGGGGCGCGCGCCGGTAGCTTTCTCTTCCGCTTTGGTTTTCACCTTTTCGGTGTCCACCCTGGGATAATCCACCAGCGCGTGCGAGAGGCCATACTGCATCGCCAGACCAAAGAATGACTGAGCCCAGACATCAAGGCGTGTACCTTCCAGGTCGATGTTCTTCGCATACTCGCGCAGTTGATCAGGAACATTCTCGGCCAGCTTAATCGGCTCGGCGAATACACGTCCGATGTTCTGCTTAATGGTCTCTTCGTAGGCTGGCAGAAGCGTGGCCACGGCCAAACGTTTTTTGTAGTCCTCCCTGTCTTCTTTTGGCCAGCGCGGTAGATATTGCTCGCCCAGCTGTCGCATATAGAGCGTGCCGCCCATCAGGGCATCGTTGATATCCCACGCCTCGACCATGTTCCCATAGTCCAGATTGGGTGTTGAAATGTCAGGCATGGAGTTAGAGCCTCAGATTGGTGACTTTGCCGACTCTCTTCGGCGGTGAATGCAGAACGGCATATCGGGTAGCATCCCAGTCGTGATCTTCCTGTTGGGTATCTACATCGTCGGGGTTTTTACTGTCGCGCACGAGTACCGGCACACGGCTGATCCAGCCACGGCAGTAGTCGAATACGTAAAATGCAGGTTTCTCCGGGATGCCGGATTCCAGTTTCTTACCTTCATTGACAGCTTCGAGCATATCGGCAAACAGAGCGGCGCCGTTAACGCGCGATCCCGGCTTTTTGTTTGCCTCAAGCCATTTAACGCCCTGGGACTCCATCTTCTGCGCAATGGAGAGTTCATCATCGCCTGTATTGTAAATGGCGCTGTCAGCCGGGCCCGGTGTAACCTTCTTGCAGATGCCAGGCATGATGTTCAGTTGCCCCTGCGTCACCCCGTTAAGCTTGATTTCGTCAGGCTCAGCAAGTTCATCGCCCACCAGCCGTTTATCTACCCAGGCAACGCCCTTAGCGACGTTTGTTGATGACATATTCAGGCCTTTGTTTAGCTCGTCCGGTGGGCAGCCGTACCACTCGCCAATAAGAATCAGCGTCCCAGCAGGCGGGCAGAACTGGCGGCCATCAGGCAGTTCTGCGGCGGTTCCGTCGGATCGTGCCCACCAGAGGTTGGAAAACGGCTTCGACTCGCCCCAGTCGTGGGAGCGGTCAACAGTCCAGCTATCAGGGATGCGGAACGGCTTGATGACGTGATGCGAGGCATTCCACAGGTGGTCAAAGCGCCCGCCACTGGTCACATCCCAAGAGCCCTCTACCCATGCTTTGCGCCGGTTAGGGTCTTTGATGGCCATCAGGGTCGCGATGTACTGAGGGTCGAGGTACGGGTTCTCTTTAAACGATCCGTGGATGGCCACGCGCGTCAGCGTTATTTCCTCTTCTCGTTCTGTCTGAGGGTTGAACACCATTTGCCGGTCGCGCTGCACGGTTCCGCGCGGCGCTGGCTCAATGAAGCGCTTCTTCACCCAGGTATGCCCGATGCCAAACGGGTTGGTTGTGCTGAACGTCTCCAGCGGGATCGGCCTCAGTAACTTGCCATTCTCCAGCGGGTAGTTTTCCGGCCTGAACGATGAACGTCGGCAGGAGAACATCATTTCGTAGAATTCCGGGGACTGCTGTTTAGTCAGTTCGTTAAAGCCAATGAACGGGAATTCCTGCCCGTGGAAATCCCAGTAGTCGTCCGCCTCTTTGCCAAATCGGAAGAGCAGTTCCTCGCCAGTAGGCCACACCCAGCGCAATTCACTCGCAGATGACAGGTATCGAGCGCCATCGTTGAACAGGCGAAACATACGCTTCGACTGCGTGATGATGTCGGCAAGGTTCTTATATTCGGTGTCGAAGATGACGCCGCGCCAGAACGAGCCATAGCCCACGCCGACATTACGTCGGAACCTGGCTAACTGCGCGGCAGTTTTACCCGGGCCGCGAGTGCCCTCGAAAAGAATTTCGTTACACGGGCAGCTCAGCGCCAGAGACTGAGATCCGGGCAGTGGCTTCCATACAGCTTTGTAATTCATCCACCGAGCACCCCGCCCTGTTGTTTCTGTGCTGCCGCTTCCCAGTCGTCCACGTTGTCGCTGGTTGGTACCAGCATGACGTTGTGCGTGACCTCTTTCGTTTCAGCCTTGTTCTCGATGCTGTACGCCTCACGCTCGAGGCCGATCAGCGTCTTAAGACTGTCGCTCAGGTCTTTCATGGATTTAACTCGGGAAGGCAGGCTGATAATTTTGTGGTACAGATCGTTGAGTTTATCCATACCTTTGTCATCTTCACGTCGCATCAGCTCCCCGAGCTGTTCAAGCGCGGCCACGTCGCCACACTCTCCGGCCAACTCATCGAATAGCGTGTTGGTCAGTTCGCGAGCCCGGCGGATATCTCCTCGGTGTTCCATTCGAACAGTGGCGATCACCTCTGCCGTCGCCTCGATTAGTTGCCGCTCTGAAATAGTGCTTTCGGTGGCAACCTGCCTGGCAACCTCACGTTTGGCAACCAGCGCATCTGCCTTTGCCTGGACTTTGGCTTTTAGATCTCGCTCCCATCCATCCTTTTTGGCTCTCTTGCTGATGGCCTGGTGAGAGATGCCATATTTTCCGGCTAACTCCCTTACCGATAGCACTCCAGCCCGGTAAGCCGATTCGATAGCCTCCCAGTCCGGTTTTGCCATGGGTTAATCCTGTTTGATATGTGGCAGGAATGCGCTAAACATTCTGTCCAGAAGGTAACAGTAAGTTTCATTGGCATCCTCTGGCTTAGTTGTCACGCCTACATCAGAGCAAACGTAAAAGCTGACGTGAGCGCACTCGTGAACAAGCGTAGAAATCTGCTGGTCGAATACCCCAATTAGGTAGACTCGCTCTCCTGTATCGGTGTTTTCATAGTTACTTGCCAGACCAGTGTTAAACGGCCTTTCCTCTCCACTGCCGCCAAGGAACTTATCAGCGTTCTGATACTGCTCTCTGGTTATGGCAAGGTAGACGTGCGCACTTTGAAACAGCGGAATGGTGAATGCCGGAAGTCTGTGCCATTTGGCCTTTGTCATCTGCTGCTCCGTCATTATCCGTTGCAGGGGTTATTTTTGATTTATCCGCTCAGGCGGATATCCATTATCAAGCCCACCCGAGGATGAGCTTTGGAATGGGAAGCCGTTGTGAAAGAGGCTCTCAAAACCACAAATCTGTGGTTATGCGGCCAGGCGGTGCTGCTCTTCGATAAGTGGCTGACGATGGTTACGCTCGAACATGCCGCGCAGCACTTCTTTGCGTTGTTCGAAGTCCCACCCCATGCTGATGAATACCGTGTTGGCGCGCTGTAGCTCGGTGATGCAGTGAATTTGTTCCGGCGTCAGGTAATCGCGGATCGGTTCTTTCTTCCCGATTTCGTGATGCACGCGGAACTTGGCTGAAGTCATGCCCAAAGCCAGCCTGTTAATCAGGTCAGCCTCGTTGGAGAAGTGATGCGGTGCGATCTGTTTACCCTGAGCCTCTCGCTCATGCTTGATGGCGTCGGTCATAGGCTTGTACTCCAGGCGCGCGGAGTTGCGGTCCATCTTCTTCTTAGCCAGCGCGCTGCGCATCGTGAAGAATTCAGCTACCAGGCGCTTTTTGAATTCACGCACAACTTCATTGTTTCGCATGTAGGTGATCAACAGCGTGGTTTGCTGTTCGTTTAGCAGTGCTATTTCCTGCTTCTGCATGCCTCCATCGGTTTGAAAGGGTCGCATTTCAAATTCCACCCTTCCGAACTCTTCGAGGTCGCTTTTGTACTTCCTGATGAGTTGAATCACTGGCTTGTGATCCTTCATAACACCACTGGCGATCACTGCCGAGTTGGTGACCAGGTCGAGCTTCTTGATTTCAACTAATTGCATGGCGATGTTCCTTTAGAAAGATGAGCCTGTTCGCACAGAAAAGCCGCCCCGAGATGGTCGCCACCATATACGGCAGTTCTCAGGCTCAGCTTTCTGAAAGACTCGGGATTGTTATGCGCTGCGATGCGCGGTTTACTGCGGGCATAAAAAAGCCCGACCGAAGTCAGGCTCTGTTATTTGGGTAACGAATCATTTAAGACACTGCTCTTTGATGTAGTCCTGCAGATAACCGACCTGCTTCGTCACTGTGGCGATTCGCTCTCTGAGGGTGAAATAATCCCGTTCAGCGGAGTCAGTAAGTCGGGGGCCGGTAGCATCGACCATGCCGCCGGTGC